TCCATCTACTTACTTTATTAATTCTTACCAACTTAAAATCACTAGCTGGTCGTAAAACCTGACAACTAACACACCACCTCTTGTCCATCCCAGCCTTTCTTTAAATAGCCAAACTCTGACGCATCGCATACGGCTCTGGTATCTAAGCACACATCGCATTTATCCACCCATATTCTGTATTGGTGATCCTTTGGTTTATGGACTCCCCAGGTGCTACCACAAGGGGAGCAAACATTATCAGGCTGCTCCTGTGCTAGTTTCATTAAATTGGGCTTTCATATCGTTGTATGCGTTAGTGATAGCATCTAAAAACTTAGCGTTGCCCTTGTATTTCTTGTAAGATGATGCAAAGGCCACCTTGAGTTCGGCAGGGCTTTTACTTGCCTTAATTTCCTTAATATCAGCCGTTAGCGTATCTTCTGTATCTACATCATCCCACAAATCTTCCCCTACATATAGGCTTAATCCTAGACCATGTAGAGCTATTGCTTTAGCCAGACAACGCTGCATAGCAGTATTTACGGCAAAGGCATCAGGGTTAGGTACAGCCTTATTGCGGTAGTCCATTACGGGCAACTGGGCGGTCATAGACTTGCCAAAGGCGGTTACTGTACAAAAGACCATTACTGTATCTCCAAACGATACAGGCTGACCATAAGTCCATGTAGCCTCTGGGTCGTGTTGCAACAATGTATCAACAGCCCATGCCCAGCTCAGATAACTAAGATTGTTTTTCTTTTCTATCTTGCTAGAAACATCTACATTTCTAAGTTCTAAATATTTACTCATTTTGATTCCTTCACTATGTTAATCGGATCTCTGCTACTTTTTCCATGTAAGCCCAGCTATGGTAATACAGCTTACGGCCTAGGGCTTCCCAATTTTTCTTTGCTACACAATCACGAATAAACTCTTGTAGATCTGTATCGTCTACATCTTGCCCAATAGACTCAGCAAAATTTCCTAGGTCTGTAGGGTCAAACTCAGGGTAATTCTTGACTGCATCGTACAAGCGCTCATCCAGTTGCTCTTGCTCTGCTTGGTCATCGTATGGGGCTTCATAATAAGAATTGTTGTTATACATTTATCTTCTCCACGAATTGTTAAAGTTGTTGTAGAACAAAAACGCTGGGGGGGTTCTGCATAGGACAATCATTAGTCTTATAGCAAGGCGTTTGATCTACGACATCGGTCTTATAGCGTTTGATTGGTATAGGCGCACAGCCTACTAATGAGATCGCTAGGATTAGGATTAAGGATCTCATATTGTATAAACACCAATACGAAAGCCATACACAGTAATTACAAAAGCTACAATTACAAATCCTAGTAAGCCACCTAAAATAAAGTCTTTCATTTTGTACTCCTTCACGAGTGTTAAAAAGTGCTGCTAAGAGAAATACTAATCTACAAATGTAGAGATTTTTCACCTTTGTAAAAATATATTTTAAGTGTTGCTTTTTTGCACAGTTTTAGGATGGTGTAGAATAAAATGTCTACAAAGGAGCATATATGAATACTGTTGTAAATTTGCCACAAACAAGTTCATTCGACAAATTGATGACTGAATTTGGGACTATCAAGATCCTATGCGAAAAGATAGGGGTTAAATATGTAACGGCCTATGCCTGGAAGATGCGTAATGGCATCCCTAAGAAGTGGCATATAGCCATCATAGAGGCATCAGAAGGAAGATTGACAGAGAACGACCTTGGCTAGTCAAAACAGCCGTACAGTCGCTCTTATGGAGTCTAGGGGCTATAAATGCGATGTAGTAGAAAGTTATAACGCTTTCACTAGGCGCAAAAAAGACCTATTCTCCATTTTTGACATTCTGGCTATTGGTAATGGGGAAACAGTCGGTATCCAGATCACTAGCAAATCCAATATGTCATCTAGGATTAAGAAGATCTCCGAGTCTGAATTCTTGCCAGAGCTGGTGCGGTCTGGCTGGAAGATCCTAGTGCTGGGCTGGTACAAAAAAGACAATGGCAGATGGGACTGCAAGGAGTTTGAATTTTAGGTATACTGTAGGTGCAGATTCGATCCCTGTTTTGTAAAATAGTCTACTAGACCCTTTAGGGTAGCTTTGAGCGTTTAGTAAAGGTCGTGGACTCTTTTATTAAGCGGATCGACTTAGAGCTACCTTAAGGGGTTTTTTTATATCTGCCGTACTTCTCACGATAGTAAGAGCCTGAATGGGCTGCGAGAAAGAATACACAGGCGGATTCCTCACCCGATTGCCAGCCTACTAGCCTTAAATGGGGACTAGATAAGACGGAAAGGACAAAGGTGATACAACCTTTCCATCGAGCGAACATTATCTTAGGAAGGACTAGGTGTTGGTATTTCTAAAACATTGGGTCAGTTGATAGTTCCCTATCACCCTTGGTCAAGCTATGTCAGTCAGAACAATAGGTATATACAATATATATATCAATACTTATAGATAAATTAAGACTATGGAATCTATTAGCTACATTACTTGTACGCACAATAAAAAGATATTTCAAAAATGTCTGGCTCAATCTCTTATTCTAAAAGATGACGATGAGTTGATTGTTGTAGAAAATGCTAAGTCTATTGCAGAGGGATATAACACAGGCATAGACAAGGCTAAGAATAAAATTAAATGCTTTATTCACCACGATCTTATTGTTACCAATCCAATCCTACTACGCATGAATCTAATAGCTTATTGCATAGATGAAATTGGCATGGTGGGGATTATAGGCAGCCAGACAGATGCCTCTCCTTGGTGGGAAGGACAATGCGTTGGCAGCGTTGTAGATTCTCGTAATGGAATACTTTACTTTAACGATGGTAAGGAGTTTTGCCTGCACCTAGATGGCCTTATGCTGGCTACTTACCAAGATGTGCGGTTTGATGACTCTATACCAGGCTTTCATTTATACGATCAAGACATCTGCAAGCAAATGGCAAAACAAGGTAAAAGGAACTTTTGCGTAAAAGATGGCTACCGAATGATTACCCACTTTACAAGCACACCTATGGATATTAATAAAATTAGTGGCTATGCAGAGGCTATGGAAGCCTATACAAAAAAATGGGCATCTTAATACCTATAAATGTTGATTTCGTATACATATTGATGCCTATATGTATAAAAAACAAAGAAAAGTGTACATATAACTACGCAAAGTGCATGAAATTTTAATAAATAAAATACTTGCATTTATGTAGATTTGTAGATTAAGATCTAAGTTATGAGAGAAATTAGAAAATCCATGACTGGTCTATGTGCCGATGCCAGCAGTTGTTTTCCGACTTGGCAAAAAAGATCCCTTAAGCTCGATTGGCTAAAGAATAGAGTCCTCTACAGGGGAACTACTAACCTTGGCGAGATCATCTGTACGCCTGTGTTCTTTGGTACAGACGAGCATAGGACAGGGCTAATAATGGATGCCATTACAGGCACTTGCTACAAAGGTAGCGACTGTTGCACATCCGATAGATTAGAGTTGCTTTCCTACAAGCCAGAGCAAGGTTTAGATAAAGAGCTTTTAGCCATGCGTAGTAATAAAACCCTAGGAGTCTAAATGCTAGAGCCAATACCTTTTGCTGGAATGGTAGATCTTGATGAAGAACTATTTATTGCAAACCAATTAACAGATAAAGAAATTGATCTGCTTATTGAGGAAGTTCCTGATAGGCCTACAGATGAAGATTTGTATGATTTTGCTAGAGCAATACTAAGAAAGGCACAAGAGAAATGAGTTTTACAATCATGCAGCATGATGGCATGAAAGTAGTCCAATGGTTTTCTAATGTAGATCAGCTTATCAAATCAATGCTTGCTAATCCTAAAGATAGATATTGGAGAAACAAATGAAAAAATTTAAGGAGATTTTTTTACATGAAGTTGCTGAAAGAAAACGCCTGGAACAAGTTGAGGATCGCAAAATGGATCGGGACAATCCTGTGTTTGATCGGGATATTTCTCACCTCATTAAATTTCTACCCAATCAACCTTCATTTTGGTTTAATAGGTAGTGCGGTATGGGCATTAGTTGGTATATACCAAGAGGATATACCATTGTTCGTTGTAGAATTTGTAGCAGTAGTATTTTATGTAGTTGGTGTCTATTACTCGTGAAGGAGCAATAATGTCAGATTTATTTGAGCAGTTTTGGAGTTTGTATCCTAGAAAAGTTAGTAAGCGTATGGCGCATCGTAGTTTTTATAAGCTAACGCCAGTAGAGCGAGAGCAAGCAGTAGAGGCTTTGCCAAACCATATTGCGTATTGGAAGTCAAAGAATACGGAGCTGGAGTATATCTGCCATGCAACCACTTGGTTAAACCAATATAGGTTTGAGGATGAAATCGTAATAGAAGAACCAAAAGTAAATAAACGACCTGAGTTGCCTTGGTATAGCTCAGAAGAACTCACCATGAAAAAAGCTCAAGAGATAGGCGTACAAGCATATGCAGGAGAAGGATGGCAGCAATGGAGAGCAAGGATCAGTCAGCGACTTAAGCAGTTAGAGGAGCAAACATGAACAAGGTTTATTTTGGCGATTGCAGAGATTCTATACGCCAAATGGCAAAAGACGGAATAAAAGTTCAAACTTGTATTACAAGTCCACCTTATTATGGGCTTAGAGATTATGGTGTCGAAGGGCAAATAGGTAATGAACAAACCCCAAGAGAATTTATAGATAATCTTGTAGAAGTTTTTGCTTGTGTTTGGGATGTTCTTGAAGATGACGGAACTCTTTGGGTAAACCTTGGGGATAGTTATTACAACTACAGACCAGGTAAAGGACAAAGAGTTGTAGCTAATTCAATAGCAAGTCAAAAAGCAGCAGAATTTGAGCATAGCGCAAAGCGTGGTAATAAACTTGATGGCTATAAAGAAAAAGATTTAATGGGTATGCCTTGGAGATTAGCTTTTGCTTTACAAGACTTTGGATGGACATTGCGCCAAGACATCATTTGGCATAAACCAAATCCAATGCCAGAATCAATGAAAGATCGTTGTACTAAAAGCCATGAATATATATTTCTTTTAAGCAAAAATCCACATTATTATTTTGATAATGAGGCTATAAAAGAAGTAGCTCATACTACTGATGATACAAATAGGGATAGGGATAATAGTAGATTAAATAACACACCAGGCAGAACTCGAATGGCTGGTTTAACTACTAATCATTACGAAACTAAAAATAAAAGGGATGTTTGGACAGTAGCAACAAAACCTTATTCTGGAGCGCATTTTGCTGTATTTCCACAAGAGCTTGTTGAGCCAATGATCTTGGCTGGTAGTAAAGTAGGAGATATTGTTTTAGATCCTTTTTTTGGAAGTGGAACAACTGGGCAAGTTGCACAAAATTTAGGAAGAAAATGGATTGGATGCGAACTAAACCAAGATTACGAGCAATTACAAAATGAAAGACTTAAACAGCAAGGACTTGAACTCGTCTGAAGAATGGCGTAATGAATGTGAGGCTAGAGAGCTACTAACATGGCCTATAGCAACTAGACGAAAACAACTAGCCTTAGTATTAGAAAAGCGTGGATGGGAAGCCACACTTAAACTAAAAGACGAAATGGAAAGACAATGGAAACTAACCCGTACAAAGCATCAGAATTTATCTTTGATAACGCAGAGAAATACGCAAAAGCCTACTCAAGGAGAGTTGCTTTAGAGCATTATATAAAAGCTGAAAAGAGTGTCCAAATGATTGCATCTAATCAACCAAGCATATCTGGGAAAGAAATGGAGGCTCAAGCAAGTAAAGGATTTAGTGCAAAAGTAGCCGAGCTAGAAGATGCTGCATACAAAGAAAAGTTATACTACAACCAAATAAAAGCAAAAGAATTAGAAATTGAAATATATCGTACAGAAAGCGCAAACAATCGCACTATAGATCGTGCTGTTAGATAATGGCAACCAAAAATGAAAAGATCGCACTCAATAAGATTGCAGAACTCGGATGTATTCTATGCTCCGAAGTCCTTGGGATTGAAAGCAGATCGGCAGCAGAACTCCATCATGTGCGGAGATTTGGAGCTGTTAGGGCTACATCCCCGATCTTGCCTTTATGCCCAGAGCATCATAGGGGAAACTCTGGCCTTCACGGATTGGGTGTCAAGCGTTTTGAAAGAGAATACAAAATATCCTGTGAGGAGTTGCTGGAGCGAGTCAGTCAAAAACTTGGAAAGGATGATAAGTGAACGAAACGAATAAAATTGTTAATGAGCTAGTAGACCTATACACAGGCAAGGTAGTAACTCAGCATGAGAATGAAGTCTTATTTAGAGTCGTTAAACTAATCCGAGATTTAGAGGATCAGTCTAAGATGTATAAGTCGCTATTGGCAACTAGCGAAGGCAGCCCTACAACTCAAGAGAATCCCAGCCAAACTCCCTAGCTACTTGCCTAGTACGAGTTCTAAATGCTGTGCCATGCTTATCCCATGCCCCTGTTTTCCAAAAGCTCATGTGTACTATCTCGTGGGCTAAACTTCTTTGAATAGTATCAAAGTGTTCATTCTTTAATCTGCTAATGGTAATGATATGTGGCTTTTCTATTTCATCGTCAAAACGATAAGTAGCCATTGCATCTTTTTCTCTAGTAACCTTAAAAGTAATTAACTCTGGTGGTGGCAGATCCCAGTTACGCATAGGATGACACGATGCCATACAGAGATAAAGGTTCTCAAGAATAAGAGGCGTTATCTTCATACCTTATTAATACATCCCCTAAACTCAAATTCTCCATTCTGCTCATCACTAACCATAATCAGCTCTGGCATTAACATACGGCCTTGGTCAAATGAAAGCATTACAAAGCCACTACGCCAGTCTTTAGGGCTATCCTCGCAGTATTCAAATGTGGCACTTAATGGATCAGCCAGGCATCCAGTCTGAATACCCCAAAAAGTTCCTTGGTAATTTGAGATTGGAGAGCAACACAGAACATGGGTATGCCCTGTAATAATGTTTGTATTGCCAGCAGCCATTAAATTTGAGTATCCAGCAGTACGACCACCTTTGTACCTATGCTTAACTACTGTATTTTCTCCAATCCAAAACGACCAACAAGTTTCCCAATTAGGAAAATGGTACTTAAGGCTAAAACCATCTACACCAGAATACTCAGGCACTTTATTAACTAGCCATGCCTCATAGCGCATATCGTGATTGCCAAGAGTCCATATTAATCGGCATCCAGCAGGGCGCACCTTTTCTATTTCGTCTAGGTGATAACGACAAGCATTAAGCTCCTCTAATACTGTAGGTTTTTGGTCGTAGTTGATAGAAGGAAAACGGCTAAGAACTTGTCCATCAAAAGCATCTCCATTACAAATAATGACTTGAGGCTTAAAGTCTTTAATCATTATTAATAATGCTTTAAATGCTGTAGTGGTGGTATCAGTAAAGTGAGCATCTGAAAATACAATAACTCGTTTAACTTTATCTATATCTATTCCTCTGCGTACATTATGCGGAGTCTGTTCTATCTTTTTTAGTTTTTCTTTTTTTGGATCTCTCATAGAGTTATGAGTT